TGAGCTCTCTGTCTCCATCCATCTTTATCAACATATGTCTTTGCACCTGCAAATCCATACTCCTCATCCTTCCCACCTGCTTCTAAATGCGATAAGTCTTGTGCATCGGAAGGGTTTTCATAATTGTGAGTATTACTCATTGGTAATAAGAAGGGTTATAATCTGTTTTTGATTTCTTGGATTGACTCCAAGGTTTATACTCTGGTTCAGGTTCATCAATAAGATGTTTGAAATGTTCTGTATCAAAGTATGATGGTGGTAATGGTTCCACATTATCGTATGGGCCTTCTAATCTTCTCTTATATTCTCTCTCATCTAATACTTCATTGATAAGAATCTTTAACTCTTTAACCACCTCTAGAGTATGCACCCTACGAGGTGTAATTACAGCACGAGGAAGAATTGGTTCTCCATTCTCATCGTGTGGATATACATTATCAGTACATCCCTTGATTGCAGGGCCACTTAACCCTTGTGTGTCTATCTTGTCCATAATAAATGCGTTTTCTTATTTATTGAGTATCAAGAGGACGACCATCTTGAGATTTATACATCTTAACCAATCTATCCTCCTCATTACCAGTTATGTCATCATACTGTGACCAATGCTGTATATGTTTACTATTTCTTCTCTTTACAAACTTTAATTGATGCCAATCTGAATCATAACATAGCAACAATGTATGAATATATTTGTGAGGATCATTCTTTGAATACTCACACTGTGGTTTAGGTCTGATACCAGTTTCTATTGTAATATATCTTGCAACTGGTTTCCATCCAAACTTCACTCTTTTTTCATTATCTACTGGA